GGCATTCCCATGAATACGTTAATCAATGAATCTCGGTCAGCATCATCAATCTCTGGATTTGTGAGCTGATAAGTAATCTGATTGAAATTGTATTGAGGATAAGCCCGGAGCGTCAGATAGAAATCGGCCTGATCTTGGGCATCAGCCATGTGTTTCACTGTGGTCGTAAATATCTGGGCGAGTTGGCCATATAAGCCGACTGATGTCGTATCGGTTGCATCCACTTCTGACGTTGAATTTGTGCCATATTTCAGAGTTATCGTATTGCGCACATCGCCGGCGCGTTGCTGGATAGTCAGCCCAGCGCCTTGAGCATCGTTAGCCGAAAGATTGACATATCCGTTCGTTGCCAAGTAAATGGATCGATGCGTCGAATCTGCGTAAGAGATTTGGCCTTGAGCATTCTCGTAGATATAGCCCAAGCCGCTAGTTGCTAGAGCTGCAACAAGTGAATAAATATCTATTCGGCTGGATGCTCTCTGTGCAAGCTCATAATTTCCTGGAGTATCAATTTCACCAAGTCCGGTATTTTGAGCATTTGCCCAAGTCTCGGTTGGGTCATAAGTATTCCACTGGAGCGCAGCTGGTACTTCTCCCCAATTGTTAAGCAGTAAATCTTGCAAGATATGGAGAATCTGGTCGCCGTCAAAGTCCTGAACCAAAGTGCCATCCGTCAAAGCCTTTGGCAATCTAGCCAATGCACCCAAGGCAATTATCTTGACCCGCTGGGCATAAGCCACATTTCCCAATTCGGCCACTGAGATGGCCACATCGACAATTGAACCCCCAAAGATTGGGATGAATATAGCTGTCGAATCTTGCAATTCAATGGTCAATGAATCATTGATTCCAATAATTACATTTGATTGATTCAAATTGATAAGTTCAATGTTAGTGTATCCGGCTTGAGCCTGCTCATAGATATTAGTTCGGCCAGATGTAATAGTGAGATTAGACAAGATGGCAGTCTGGTATTCGACGCCAGCAATCGTTACTCGCCATACTGGATTAAAGACTGTCATATTGCCTGCAAGTTGGATGCGCCGCCTGTACCGCGGAAGTATGAATCATTGAGTGTCTCCACAATCGTGCGAGCTGTACCCTCAGCATCGATTGCGCCATTGACTGTGATATTGATTCGCTCTGCTGTTGAAAGCCCGCCAGTGACCCCAGCGCGAGCCGCTGCCGCTGCTTCTCTGGCATTGCGTAGGCGTTCAGTCTCAGCTTTGAGTTCTTCACGTCTTAGGATTGCAGCTTGCATAGCTGGTGAATATGCGCCCAATGGTGCGCCGGTAAATGTTCGCGGATCATTGCCGCCAAAGGTTCCACCGGTATCGAACCCGCCGCCAGTGGCGCCCATGTCGCCGCCGATGTTCGGATTGAATTCTGCACCGCCCGCTTTTAAGCCTTTGGAGTTGTCTCCACTTAGGCCAAAGAATCGAGTGACTGGATTGTCAGTCATGAGCTTTATGAATGCTTTGACTGCATTGATAACGCTGGTGACGACTGTGACAATCTTGGCAAAGCCTGAAATTGTGATTGAAATAATTGTGCCTAAGACGCTGAATGCGGCTTTAAGTGTGCCACCGATAATTGGAGCCAAAGTATCTCTTGCAAATTCTCCGACTGCCTTCATGAAATCTAGCAACGGCTTCAATTCTTCGGTGTTATCGCCAATGGCTTTTTGAACCTTCTCAAATGCACCGCGCAATCCGTTAATGGCTGGCGTGAGAATTGATGAAAATATGGGAATCAAGAAATCATTGATGAATCCCCAAATGCTCTTGAAAGCTGGGAGCAATACTTCTTGAATGTAAGTTCCAAGGAATTTGATTACTGGCTGCAACTTTGGGCCGATTTCATCTGCAAATTTCTGAATGGCTGGCACGACATCTTTGACAAAGGTATTGACCATCGGAGTGATTGCATCAAGTACGAATGAACCGACTGACTCTTTGCCTTCATCAAATGCCACATTGAGACGAGCCATCTTGCCGGCAAATGTGTCGGCTTGCTCTGACGCTTGATTCTTAAATGTGTCGCTGAGCTTGGCTGTGATTTCTTGAAATGACATAGTTTTTAAGTCTGCTGCACTGATGCCAACGCCTAATTTGCCCAGAGCTGTATTCTGCCCTTCGGCACTCTTTGCAAGCGCATTTGAGACGGCCTCTAAACTTTTGCCACTGCCCGCAGAAATATCAAGTGCAAGAGCCTGCAATTCTTGAGCCTTTGTCACATCCTTGACACTTCTGAGCAAGCGATCTAGCGATGGCCTTAACTGGTCATCGGTGATTCCATTGGCCAAAGATGTTTTCAAAATATATTTTTCAGTTGCCGCAATCTGGTCGTCAGTTGCACCAGTCACATTCTTAAGAGTGTTGGCAAGCTTGGCTTGAGCAGCTTCATCGGCAATGGCTGATTTAACGCCATCAATGAGCAGCTTGGATGCGTAAGCAGCTGCGGCAATGCCGGCAGCCGCAAATGCTAATCCGGCCTTCTTGCCAAAGTCTGAAATCTTAGAGCTTGAGCTTTGAACGTCGTTATTGGCTACGTTCAACGACTTCTTGAGTTGATCTACATCAGCCAGAATCGAGAGCTTGAGCGTTCTACTTTGTCCGGCCATTACCACTCCTTCAATATCTCAGTGAAAGCATTTTCCCACTTGGCAATGATATTTGGCTGCTCGGCTCGCAGAGTTGGATAGATGAACCAACCTTTTGAACCGCGGCCTTGGCTGCCAGACCAAATTGGGAATTGCTTAAACTTGTTAGACCCAAATTCGTAACCGCCCCAAAGCTGTTGAGTTGTACCACCGCCAGAGAATTTCTGACTGACAAAGCCGAATGACAATTCTCCAATCTTTGAAGATTTGGAGACACGTGAGCCGGATGCAATTCTGTTCGCTGCATCATTTGGACGAGCAGCAGCAGCTTGAGTGATTTTGCCTTGGACGTAAGTGGCTAAGCCGCCGCTGACAACTTTTGCTTGGGCAACAGCTTCTGCATCCATCGCTTTGAATGCGGCAGTAACACGACGCAAGTCGGATTTGTCATAAGCAACTTGAAAGTCATCCGCCATGTTGCTGCTCCAATATCTCAAAGGCCGTAAGAATCTGCTCCGCCGTCGTCCATTCGCTCATCGGAATCTTTGTGGCTATTGCAAGCTCTACAACTATTCGGCTGAGACTTCCGACGGCGTAACTTTTGGGTCTGCGTTCCCGGCTCCTATATCTGCAACGCCTTCACACCAAATGTCGTAAGACTTGACCGGCTTACCGGCAGACTCACGCTTCATTGAGTTATAGGCTAGAAATAAGAGATCAGAAATGCCAATCTTTTCTTCTGCTTGCTGAATTGTGAATCCAGTCTTTTGCTCCCACTTTTGCCATTCTGGGGGAGCCGCCGTATAGGTAGCGACTTCTCCAGTTTGGTAAGTAACCTCGATATTTAGTTTCATGCTCCCGGCTCCTTTATTAGCTGATTGTTAAGACTGGTGTGGTCACGCAAGTGAATGCAAGAGATACTGTTTGAGCATCTGGTGCAGTGCCGCCTGCTGATGGCAAGATTGGCTGGACATCGAACGCAAATGATGCGCCTGTGTCTGCCACTAATACCACTGGAAGTCCTGTGTTTGGTGCTGAGGTTGCAGCTGTCCAAAGAGCTTCACATAGTGATGATGCTGCTCCCCAGTCTGCAAGCATTTCAACTGCAAATGTTCCCTGCGTATCAGTAGTGAAATACGCTTTTCCATCAAGTGTCTGATAAGTGTTGATTGTGGAATCGACTGTTAAAGTCGCTGAAGTTGCCTGAGCATCGAAATCATCGCCGTCAATGGTGAAGGTGATGTCTCTGCCGGTGATGATTGTTGTTGCCATTGTTTTCTCCTTAGTCGGTGTAATACGTTGAGACTTGCAAGTCAGACGTCAAGAATTTTCCTGCGCCGACTTCCAAAGGTGTGGGTGAGCTGACATCTCCGACGACGTATCCGGCCGGCATAGTTGAGATGATTGAAATCATTAAATCTTCAAGGTTAGTCAAAGCTGCTGCGTTGCTCGAATAACCGACGACGCCGGTGATGAGCATATTAATCTTGACTTTGGTAGTTGCTCCATTGATAAGAGTGCTTTCCAAATATGGTGCGTCTGGAACGATGCAGATTGATGGGCTAGTCATTGCCTCTGGAATGCCGTTATAGACATTGGCTGCAATGCTTGAAAGTGCAGTCTGCAATGGTGTGCGGATGTCGGCTTCAATTGTCATAAGCAAAGAGTTTCAACTTCAAGAAATGGCCCAAGCAAGCCGACGATTCGATTCGTCAAGCTGCGGCCGAGTACGAATGGCGATGGCTGAAATTGGTCGCTCATAATCTGATTACCCGGAGCTGTAACACTTTGGAACACTTCTACGGCCACAACAAGAATTGCTGACTTAATGGGAGCAACGCCAGAGTATAAATCGCCAGCGGTTGCCCCATCAATACACGCAAGCCCGCTCGGAATGATTGGGATGGTGTATGTGCTGTCTGCTTGCCCCGTTGCAGACGTAAAGACCATTGGAGCAATGCGATCATCTGTGACTGTAACTGTCGCATCATAAACGCCGCACCCGGTAATGACGACATCTTGACCCGGCACGAAATAATTGACGCGCTGAGTTCCATAATAGGCAATTGAATTTTCTACAAAGACTTCTGTGACTGCTGATTGGTATCCAGTAAGCAATGGCAGAATCGTCAGCTCTGCGCTGTCAATCATCTGCTCAAGGTATGCGTTGGAATAGAGAGATACGGAAACGCCAAGAATTTGGCGCAGTTCTGCGGCTGTGACTATTTGTGGCATTTCCGTTCCCTTCTACTGCTCGACCACATCCGGGAGCGGCTGTGGTCGATGATTAGTTTTTAGCTGATGACTAGTAATCCGCCAGCTGCAATCTTTGTGGCGCATGCACCATAAGAGTTCAGTGAGACTTCAACTGTTCCGTCAGATGGCTTATTGACATCAAGACGATAGTTTCCGCTCTCATACCAAGTAAATGCATCTGGCTGAAGAACGACCATTGAATCATCGCCTTGTCCAGTAAATTCGCCAGAGTTATCGACATAGAAATTCAAGCCAAGGACTGCTCCGCGCTGTGATTGTCCATTAACTTGACCAGCTTGGTTAGATGGCTGATAAGCATTAAACAGCGGAATTCCGCTTGAATTGTAGCCCATGATATTTGTCCATTGTGCTGGCGATACTAAGATATTTTGTGCAAAGCGTTGTGTGCCTGCATAAACTGCTGCATTTGCGCGGCTGACGTATCCAATCAATCCCGCAGCTGTGTTAGCTGTTGAAGTTCCATCAGCTACTGCATCTGTCTTGATTTGATCTGCGACATATTTATTCTGAGCAAAGGCCATTGATGCGCCCATGATTCGAACAAGCTCGTTAAAGAAATCTGGTGAGCTGCGCTC